GTCGCGGATCACTGTCAGTCGTCCACTCTCGGCTCCAGTTTTCGTTTGAAACGCGTAAAGCTCATCTTGCGGTACGGGTTCCGCTTGCTGGACTGGAGTGGCCGACGTGGCACATCCTGCTAGCAATGCCAGCGCCACGGTACCGATCAAAATTCGCATGTGATCCCTCCCTGAAAAGTCGGAAATGTACCATCACTTGGCCTCTCGGTGGCGCAATACAAGGCGAGTTCGGTCGAGCCAGGGCCCGCCGAACACGATGATTTCTGATGGCCTGCCGAGCAGGTGGTGCAGCAAGAACGGTCCTGGGCCGAAGACTTGGGCATGCTCCTCCGGCAACTGCGCGTCGGCGCCCAGGTAAATGCCGGCATGATTTGGATGGGCCGTGCGCCCGACGGCCATGACGATCATGTCGCCGCGCTGGGGCTGGCTGACCTGGTAGAAGCCAGCAGCTTCATAGGCCTGCTCGTAAAGGCTAGGACCGTCTGCCTGCTCCCACCATCCCTCCTCTCTGGCGTAAGCCGGGAACTCCAGTCCCCACTCGCGCTTGTACCAGTCCGCGCAAACCTGCCAGCAGTCCCAGGCGCCGTGCACGAAAGGTCGGCCCAGCAGCGCTGTGTGACCGGTTGGCGTGGTAGTGCGAAGATCGCCCTCCGGCCACGACAGGATGTACCAGGGCAACCCTGTCGCCTCACACATGGCGAGATCGCGGGACGAAGGCCTGCTGGTGGCGTCCGGATGCGAGTGCACGATACCGATCACCTGGCCCTGGTCCTCGGCTGCCGCATACTGCTCCGGTGAGATGCGGAACTCCTCCGCCGGATCGGTCGCGGTATTGTCGCACGGTATGTACCGCTGGGAGCGGCCCACGGCAATGATCAGGCCGCAGCACTCGCGCGGGTATTCCGCCGCAGCGTGCGCTTGCACGGCGGAGAGGATGTGTTTGCGCATGGTCAGCTCCGTGCGATCAGGGAAACGGCCGGGAAGCCGCCGAATGGCAACTGGTTGCCCTGGCCAAAGCGAACTGTGCAGCCTGAGTACAGCCATTGCACTGGTCCTTGGCCGGGTCGTCCGTGGCTTTTCCATCGAGGTCGAAGTAGGGGCCGGTGTATCCGCAGTTCGGGCCACGGTAGCCGGCGGTCATAGCCCAGTGGCAGAGCTGCGTCATTTGCCGACCAATCGTTTCCCCGCCAACATCGCCGGGGCTTGCCAGCTCCCAGGCCACCGTCTTGCCGTTCTCCGAAACCTTCTGGTCGACATACCAGATCTCGATGGCCTCCTCGGCGGGATCTGCTTCGGCGTTGCCTTCCGGAAAATTCACCGCATCCAAGTACCTGGCCATGGTGTGACGCATGGTCAGCTTGAACTCGAGCAGGTTGTCGAAGGCCAGGCACAGCGCCGTGATCCTGCCATTGACGTTGCCAACGCTCAGCGTGGGCCGCACTGCTGTGCCGTCAGAGTTCGCTTCGATGCCCTCAACATGCATCGGCCACGCGCCATACTCGTTGCCTTGCCACCAGATCGACTTCGCGGGTAATTGATCGGCGTCGACGCCGGCAGCTGCCAGCTCCTCAGGGGTGTGCGGTATTGCATGCCCGTGGAACCGCAGTACATCGGCGCCAAAGTCTGAGCCATCCAGCTCAAACAGCAGTACCTCGCTGCCAGGCTCCAGGCTCTGGAGATCCTTGATCAGTGACATGGTCAGTCCTTACGGGTGGAAGGCGCGCTCGAAGGTAGCGGTGACTTTGAATCGGCCACCCCCAACTGGCGTAGGCTTAGGGTCAGCGCAGGTAAAGAGCCCCAGATCACCGAGCGGCGTAGACCACAAGAAAGCCTTGGCACCACCGTGCCGGTCGAAGAACTCCATGACCTTGCGGACCTGGGCTTTCGTACCGGTAACAGTGATTGGGTAGCTGTCTTCCTTGTTGTTCGGTCCGTCGCCTACCACCTGACGGTAGCCACCGCCAAACTTGGACTCACGGACACGATAGGTAACGTCCGGCGTTTCACCGCGCTCGGTGAGCCAGCGAAAGGTTTCAATCGCCATAGTGATCTCGGTAGGATGTCGATCTAAACCGACAATGAGGCACGATATGCAGCTCTCCGTTATGACAATTGGCATCTATGACGACGCACAAGAACCTGGAAAGCAGCGTGTCTACGGGCAAGTTACTGCGAATTTTGAACTGGAAGGGTTGACCGGCGGGGTCGGGGGCGACGTCAACTTCGAGCTCGCTGGTGCGCGAGATCTGACCTATGGCGAGCTTGAGCAAATCATCCTTGAAAAAGCCCGCGCTGCCTTTCGATAGGCGCTAGCGTCGCTGCATGGTCCTACCAATGGCTCCGTCAGGGCGTAGGTCCATGCTCAACAGTTTGCGATACTTCGCCTCAACGAAAGCACCTATCTCCTTGCCGAACTGATCCATCATTGGCGTCGTCGAGTCGACTTGAGTGGAGCCGTCGCTGTTGATGGTGATTGATACGTTGACCGCTGTCGCTCCTCCACCTCCGCTGCTTCCCGACATCAGTGCAGTCGTCGAAGATCCAAGCGGCGTAATGCTGCCACCCTCGTTACCCATCATCAGGTAGGTTTTTCCGCCTTGACTAAGCAGTTCAGGCCCCAGTTCGTTCACCTGATAGAGCGAGTTCGCGGCCACTGGACCGCCTGCAGCCCTCTGCCCTGAGACGAAGCTGTCCATAATCTCGGAGCTGTAGCCGGCCTGGGTCGACCCTGCTGAGGTGGTTCCACCACCGAAATAAGCCGAGGCAGCTGTGGCACCCCAGCTCACTACGCTACTGAGCAAGCCTGAAGCGGCGCGCTGGGTCTCGATGCGGACCATGTCGGCCAGGATCGACTTGGTGAAGTCAGCGAACGAAAACTTGCCGGTCATGGCAAAGTTTACGACCGCGTCCTCCATTGATGTGAAGGCGTTCGTGAACATGGATTTCGTTTGCCCAGCAACGTCCCGCGCTTGCTCCAGGTAATTCTGAAAGGCCGACGACGCCCCGTTGCGCCAATCGCCCTGAGCCACCGAAATTTTGTCGTAGTTGTCCACGACCGTATCTCGGTACCCGTCCTCGGCTTTGCTCAGGATGACCAGGTCGCGCTCATAGTCGTTCTGACTGTACTTGTCGGGCGCAGTGCGTCTGCGATCCAGGAGTTTTGCACGCTCATCGTTGAATCGATCGGTTACACCATCAAGATCGCGCTGCAGGCCCTGCTGACGATCACCAAGGCCGAGATTGTTCGCGGCCCTCGTCCCGGAAGTGGAGAGCGCAGCTCGCTGCCGCTCCAGCTGATCGACATAGGCTTGGGTGGCTGCGGTCTGCTTTGCCAGGCGCCCTTGCTCATTGGTAGCCAGCACCGAAAGCTCGGTGTCGGCGTCCTTCTGGGCCTTGACCATGGCGGCCCGGGCGTCGGCGATCTTCTGGTCCAGCTGGATACGCTGCTGCGCGCTTGTGCTGCCGCGCCCTTTGGCTTCCTCCAAGGCTTTGATTTCGGCCTCATAGGCGTTTGTGACCTCGACCTTCTGCTGCTCAATGATCGCGGCGCGCTGGGCTGCATACGACTCCTGCGAGATCAGACCGGCCTTCTGCGCGGCGTCCAGCTCCTTCTGGTGGTTCTTGTACTCAGCCAGGATGGCAGCCAGGGCGTTCTTCTGGTCGTTGAAGCCGGAAAGGTCGACGGGCGTGGTGCGCCCGCCGGTGTCCTTGAACTGCTTGGCGATGTCAGCCTGCACCCGAGCGATGTTCTCGGGCTTCAGCCGCTCATCATCCGGGTTGACCTTGCGGATCGCTTCGAGAGATTTGGTGTACTCCTTCAGCGCGTCCGCCCGCTTTTCTGCGTTGGTCCTGGCTGACTTCTCCAAAGCGTCGATCTTACCGATCGCCACAATTGCCGCCTGCTGCCGCTGGGCGTCGAGTTCCTGTGCCCTCGCGATGGCTTGCTGCGTGTCTCGCTGCTGGATGAGTGCTTTGAGCTCAAGGTTTGCGTCCGTCAGCTTCTTCTGTGCTGCGGTGTCGTCAGGATCACCATTCACCGCACTCTGCGCCGCTGCCAGTCGCTGCTGCGTCTCGACGATACGGCTCGCTATATCCTGGTCACGGCCGATGTTCTTGACCGAGTCGACTGTTGCAGCGACCTCGCCACGTAGCGCCTTCCAGCCACGCTCCCAGATTGAGAGGTTCTCGGTGACCTCCTTGCTGCGGTTCTTGATGGTGTCGACGTAGGTATCCGTGAGCAGCTTGGCGGCCCCTATGGAGTCGCCCTGCTCCTTCAACGCAACGATCTGCGAGTAGGTCGCAGCGGTGAGGAAATTGTACTGCTCGTTGAGGTCCTTGGCCGCCGTCACCGGGTCTTTGCCGATCTTCACGAACTCAGCGACTGTGTCCTCGACGGCCTTGCCGGTCGCGGTACGCCACTCCAGGGCTGCCTCGGTGATCTCGACGAAGCTGGCAGAGGCTACCTTACCGCTGCTGGCCAACTCGGTGAGCACCTCTGCTGCAGCGCCAGTCGTGCCGACAGTGGCTGCTACCTCACGGGCCATGCCGGAAAGTCGGTCCGATGTGGTGCCGACGGCGTTGCCGGTAGTGATCAGTGCCTTCTCGAACCTGACCGCCTCTTCGCTGCCCGAGTAATAGGCATAGCCGAGTACCCCTACCGCTGCTGCTGCGACAGTGAAGGGGTTAACCAAGCCCATGACGTAGCCGCCCAAGGCCTGGACGGCAGGACCTATCCCACCGAACATGTCCTTCAGCTGGCCGCCCTGCTGGAGCAACACGGTCAGCGGCGCCTGGCCGCCTTGTAGGGATACCACGATGTCGGTGAACTGCGCAGGAACGTTGCGCAAAGCCGCAGCCGTAGCTTTGGCCGTCATGCCCGTCTTGTTCAGCGCTGCATCCGCGCCGCCCAGCGCCGCACGAGCCTGGTCGATCTTGGTCTGGTACTCGCCGAATGTCTCGGCATCGAGCGCGCCACTGGCACGGAAGCCCTTCAGCTTCTGTTCCATCTGATCCAGCCGGCCCATCGCTGCGACGGTTGGATCTATCTTGCCCAGCAGCTCCTCGATTGCCTGGCCTTCCTCCCGGTGCGCGCCGGCCGCCCTCTGCGCGGATTGCGCCAAACGCTCCTCAGTCGCGAGCAGGGCCTGAGCCCGACTATTGATCGCGGCCTGGCGGCTGGCACGGTCCGACAGCACGGCGTTCGCCTGTGAGGTGACTTCGGCGCTCTGTTCGGTCGCCCGGTTCAGCGACTGGACGTACTGACTTGCCTCAAGCGAGGCCTTGGCCACGGCCAGAATTCTGGCTTGCTGCTCGTCAGCAGATTCGGCAGCGCGCCGGCCGGCCTGGGCACCAACATCCGTGGCACTGGTAAGCGCCTCCTGCACCTTGCCCGCCTGTGCGGCCTCGGTCCGAAAAGCCCCCATGTTCGCCGCTGCACTGCTGAAGGCCGTGGATGCGCTGGTAACGGCTCGCCCCACAGTCGCCATTTGCTGCGCCAGCTCTGCCTGCTTGGCGTTGAGCGCCTGCAGCTCCTGCACGATCTGCCGGGTATCACCCTGCAGGCTGCCCAGGGCAGCCTCCCAGGCCCGGCCCGTTCGACCAGCCGACTCTTCGCTGCGCTTGCCGGCATCCGCCAGCTGGTCGAGATTGTCCTTGGCCTCAACGGCATCACCGGAGTCGATCTGAAGACCGAGAGAGGCAATGGTGGTCATGATCTACTCCATGGATTCGGCCATGACGGCCAAGGCCTCGACCTCCATGACGCGGAGATCGGGGAAAATTTCGGTGAGGCAACCACGCTTGATGCCAAGCATTGCTGCCGTCGAGGAGATGGCGGTGTAGTCCAGCCCTGACGGCCCGCCCGGCCCCACCCTCCACTGGGTGCCCATAGCATCGAACAGGCGGAAGGCAGGCCACGCATCCGGCCAGACCTCCACCTCTTCTTCATCGATGTCTTCTGGGGTCAGTCCCAAGACCGTAAGTTGGTCGGCGGTAGGGCCCCGCTCGTAGCAGGCCCGGGCCGCCGCCCTCAGTTTCCCAAGCGGGCCGGGCTGTAGGCAGCCTGGAAGGCATCGATAACCGCCTTCGGTGCACCGGTGCAGGTGCGCACCAGATTGGCGATAGCCTCACCGCTGAACTCGTCCTCCAGGTCCCAGCCTGTGACGATCTCTCCCAGCTGATCGGCCTGTAGAGCGATTTCGCCAGTGGTTACCTCCTCCCACGTCGCCCCGTCTTTCTGGGCCTTCTCCGCCCAGGCGTCGCGCGACTTATTCCAGCGGTCGAACATTGCGGACAGGGCCACGCGGTCCATGTAGCGGAACTGGAACTCCACGGGCGCCGGCTCGCCGCCGATCCGTGGCACTTGCACCATGGCGGAAAAAGTCGGGTTCTGAGCAATCTTGATCTTCGCCATGAGGGCTCCTTACGCGCCAGCCAGGTAACGAAGCGAACGGGCCGAGAGGCCGACGCTGATGGTGCGGGTCATAACGTTGTTCCGCTCCATGGTCGGGTCCGGTGTGATGCTCACGAAGCCTGGATACAGAATCTGGTCGCCGTTGCGGAGCTTCATGCGGATTACCGTTAGCTCTTTCGAGGCATCGTAGCCCTCGACGGTCTCCACGTAGGCAGCGCTAGGCTGGTCCTCGACCACGATGGTCAGGGTCCGGGGGTTGCGGTTGGCCGGGTACTGCTTATCGTCGTCATCCTCGAGGTAGCCGACGGTGGTGTACTGCTGCTCACCGCCTGCGGAGTTGAAGGAGGTGACCTTAGAAATCTGCACCCAGTCGGAGACAGGCAGAACAGAGCCAATGCCCGCGCCTGCGGTGAACAGCTCAATGTCGCTGGTGTCCAGGCCAGCCAGGGAGAAAGCGTCGTCGGCAACGTTGGATGCCTTGACGGCACGGTCGTTGATCATTGCCCAGCCGGAGCTGACCAGCAGCACGGCGCCGTTCTGGACGGCATGGCCGGCAGCAGTAGCCACCGGCGGCTTGGCGTTGGTCAGCGCGGTGAATGGGACAGCAGCGCCGATGACGCGTGCGATCTCCAGCACTGCGCCGTTTGGCAGCGGGAAGCGTGCGGCCATGGTTTGTTTCCTCTTGATAACCCGCCGAGCGGCGGGTGGTTACGCCCCAGCGGGCAGTTGGTCCGCGACACCGCGGTAGGTGAAGCTGGCCGGCACCGTGTAGGTCGCCGACTCGATGATGGTTGAGCCCTGGTCTACCGGCTCGGTGACAAGGCCCTCGAAGCCGTTGCGGCTGAGTGCCGAGTCCACGCGGAAGAGGTTCGAGAGCTCTTCGACCAGGGTCTCGGCGGCAGCTAGCGGCTGTCCCGCCGGGCAAACGATGCTCACTTGGTAGACCCCGGTGTACTCGTAGGCCTCGCCGCCCAGGTAGCGGCAAGTTGTTCCCGCTGGCAGCTGAAACGCCTGCAGATAGGTTTCGTCCGGCCCGGCCTCAAAGCCCTGTTCGAAGTTGGCGACCCGGATCGGGCGCGACGTGGCCCAAGCCATCAGCTTGATCTCGATGGCCTGGCGGGCTCGTGCATGGCTCATACGCTGTTGTTCCTGATGGCTTCGTCGACGATGCGTTGGAGGTTGGCCAGGGTCACCCTGACCATGCCGGCGGGCGCCTGCGTTGAATGTCCGTACTCGAGCGGAATGGCGTAAGGCAGGTTGTTCACGATGTACGCCGTCTGGCCGATGGTCAGCGCCTGCACTTGGGTGATGAGCGCGGTAATGGCCTCGCTGCCGGACGGGTCTATGCGGTCGAGTTCCTCAGTCGCCGGTGAATCGATGGAGAACTGCCAGTTGCCCCGGAACCGTCCGCCGACGTAGCCCTGGCCCGCAACCATCCCGTTCACAGCGAAGTTCTGCACACGCTCGGTCTTGGTCAGCGGCTTCGCGTACTTCACGCCCTTACGCAGCTTGCCGGCCTTGGTGAAGTTGCCCTGGTTCAGGTTGATCAGGGTGTTGCGGACCGCGACCTTGAAGTCGTAGTCGTCGGCGGCTTGATTGGCCTTGGCCCAGTGGGCCACGTTGGCCGCCCACAGTTCCGGATTGCCTACCGGTGACATGCGGATAATGCTGCTGCCGATTTCGATCACGATTTCGCGGAAGGTTGCGTCAAGGGCTTGCTCCGCCTGCTCGGCAAACGCTCGAATTGCCTCAGCGAAGCCGCCCTGCTGGCCGCCGTATCGCTGGGCCATGTGTGAGCCGCGCGCCATATCACTTCCTCAGCTGAACGGTCCAGGTCGCTTGGGCCGGGTCCTGGGACACGTTAAGTGCGCGGTAGCCGCTGACTTGGTCGCCGATCTTGGGCACCGCTGGCACATCGGTAACAGCGCCTGCCTGCCCCTCGAACAGTTCGTTCTGGAGGACCAGCAGCTTCACGTCCTCGGTCTGGATGCGTGTGCCATCGATTTCCTTTGCCAGGTAGCTGCCGAACACGCCGCGCCCGGCGTAATGGATGGTCGAGGCCGGGACAGTTCCGCCTTTCTCAGGGTCGTATCCGCCCTTGACTGTGCGGCTTCCGGCAACGGCCTTCACCGCGTCGGCAAGGCCGTCTGGATCATCGAACGCTTCCGCCAGCTCGGCCTGCAGTTCTTCGCGCATGCCCATGGGTCAGATCCTCTTGAGCATCACGGTGCCTGAACGGCGGGCCCAAGGCGCGATGAGGTCGAGAGCGAAGTTCTCGCCGGTCGAGCGATCGACAGACCCCGCAACGTAGGTCTTGCTGGTGGAGGTGCCAGCCTGGGCTGACACGGTCTTGCTCTGCACCTCGCGCTGGGTGTCCTTGTAGAGCTGGCCGGCCGCAGCCAACTTGGCTACTTGCGCGCCGGCATTCACGATGGCGTCCGGCACCGGGTCTGGCACCGTCCGCTTGATCTTGGCCGTCAGCCAGGCGTTGGCCATTGCGACGGCGAGGACCGCATCACCGTCGCCTGCCCAGCCCTGCCCGAGCGCCTGGTCAACATCATCGACGGTGATGTAGTCGGTCATGGCTTATTCCTTCGAAGGGATCAGGGCCTGCAGTTCGGGCTTGTTGAGGGCTGGGTCGAAGGTAATGCCCTGGGCCGTCAGCCACTCCTTGAGCTCCGGTACCTTCATTTTGTGAGGGTCGGTCTCGGGATCACCGCCGCCCTCCTCCTCGATCGCCTTGTCGATCTCCGCTTGACTGCTAACCGAGGCGTAGCCGTTCGGTGGGTAGGTCGACGCCTTGTAACCCTCTGCCACCCACTGAGCGACGGTAGGGCCATCCAGGCGCAGACCTTCCTCCATCTCGCTCACGCTGATGCCATGGCGCTGGTAGGCCTCGCCGATGTGCGGGGCACTCCCCTGCACGGATACCGAGGTAGCACCGTCGATCACGCCGAAGAACTGATCCAGACGGCGATAGCAGGTATCGCGCTCGCTGCCCGGGTTGTTGGTGTAGATGACTTTCATGCTGATCTCCTGCGCAGGGCGCCAGGCCGGCGCCCTGCATCATGGGGTCAAGGGGTGGCGGTGCCACTGATGACCGCGGCGAACGGAACCTGTTTGCGGTCGAACACGCGCTTCCAGTTAGCCGCGGCTGCGTACTGGGTGGCACTCGGGCTCAGATTGCGGTTCTCGCTGCCCTGCCAGCTGAAGCCGGCCGGCTGGAGGATGTAGGTCTTGCGCTCCCACAGCACCTCGGCACCGCCACCGTTACCGCCGTCCGGCTTGCGCTGCATCTCGACAGGCATGTGCGGGTCGCCCTCGCCATAGCCGAAGGCGCCTTGGCCGAAGAACAGCGACAGGTACTGACCCGGGGCGTAGATCAGGCCGTCATCCATGAACACCGGCTTGCCAAGGTAGGTGGCCAGGATGACCTTGCCCTGCGAGTCGCGCAGGTACTCGATCATGTCCTGCTTCACCATCTGGTTCATCACGACCGAGTGCACGCCGATCGCGGCGAACATGTCGGCGGCGTCACCAGCGGTGAAGGCAGCGTCTTGGAAGGCGTTTGCGCTGATGGATGCGCCCGCATCTTTCACCATGTCCCCGCCGTTGTTGGCGATGTTGGACGCAA